CATTGGAGTAGCGGCCCGGAAGTTGCCTGCGATCAACACGCTTCCGAACGTAGAAGCGCTGGTCTCGATGCCCAGGCTTGCGTGGACAGAGAACATGTTCTGCGCGATCGGCGCTTTGATCCCGCTCAAGATCAATATCACCAAGCACACCGGGGCATTCTGGGGACAGTGCCTTTCGCGCCTCTTCGCCGAAGCGCTGAAGAAGCCGTCTTGCGAATGGGTACTCACGCTCGACTATGACACGATCTTCCAGAAGGAGGACGTGATCGCGCTTTACCGTCTTGCGACGGAACGGAACCTCGACGCGGTCGCGGCGATGCAGATCGGCCGCGAGCGACAGACGGTCCTTATCACTTGCGAGGACGCCGAAGGCAATCCGCGTACGTCGCTCACGGCTGACGAGGTAAACGCGCCGGCGCTCGAAGTCGCGACCGCGCACTTTGGCCTTACGCTCATTCGTGCGAGCGCCCTGCGAAGCCTGCCGCTACCGTGGTTTCACGGGCAGCCTGCTCCGGATGGCACTTGGGGCGAAGGCCGAATCGACGACGACATCCAGTTCTGGCGGCAGTGGAAGCGAGCCGGCTACAAGGTCTGGCAGGCGAACCGCGTCCGCATCGGTCATATGCAGGTGATGATCTCGTGGCCTGACGACAGATTCGCCGCAAGGCACCAGTACCATAACGAGTACGTCACCAGCGGGAAGCCGGCATACGCGAGGACTTGAATGGCCGTCGATCCGAACTCACTGACCACGCTCGCGAATCTCCAGTCGTACCTTGGCATCGCAGCCGCGATTGACGAGACGATTTTGGAGCGATCCATCGACCGGGCATCGGCGCTCATCGAGTCGATCCTGGGCCGACCGATCAAGTCACGCAACCTGTACGAATGGCACGATAGCCTTGGAACGGATCAGATCGGCGTGAAGGTGCGCCCGATCAATCACGTGAAGTACGTCGCGTTCGGCTCGCAGAATGCGCTTAGCGTCTCGGCATCGGCCGGATCGACAGACATCATCGCGACGGTCGAGGTGGCGCCGTCACACGTGCGACTGTATCGGATGGACTCGACGGGGCAAGAGCACCAGACGCAGGTTCAGTTTGCGAATCACGAGACGACCGCCGAACTCGCGACGCACATCAACACGGTCACAGGATTTGATGCGTCGGCCATCGAAGACTTCTCCGCGTACCAGTTGCATCCGCGAGCCGGCGTGAACGTGCTCACGACAACGGCTTATCTTTCCGCAGCGTGGGACACGACCGCCGACCTCCGCGTCTATCACGAGGCCGGCATCATCTCGATGGTCTCGGACGCGTTCCCGAGCGATCACTGGGCGACTGAGTTTCCGGCGGAGTATCGTTCGGTACTCGTGGCCTACAACGGCGGCGTCGATGTCGTGCCGTTCGACATAGAGCAAGCGTGCCTTGAGACGGCAGCAAGCCTGTATCGGGACCGCAAGAAGGATCTGGGCGTGACGAGCGAGAGTCTTGGCGACTATTCCTACAGCGTGGCGGCGACGGGTCGCATCGTGCAGCAGATTCGCGGGATGCTCGGAGCGAGGGTACGCATCCGATGAGCATCGGATCGCTGATCTCAGCGTATGGTCGGACGATGACTAGGACGCGTCCGGTCTGGATTCGCGATGCGGCCGGCGGCGCGGCTCAATCCACTACGGCCGGCACGGCGACCGCAGCCATAAGCGGCTACCTCCAGATTGGGTCTGGCGGCGTTGCGCTCCGCTACGGTCGCGAGAACGTGCGCTTTGGCGCTACGCTCTACTGTGACGGCTCGCAGGATCTAAAGGCGAATGACCTGCTCGCGGTCACGATCGCCAGCGAGGTTCGCACGTACCGCGTCGATTCGGTACGCGTGCCTGACGATCGCTCGACAGCGGACAGCCTGTATCACCTGATCGCGACGCTTGAAGAGGATCTGCCGCGTGGCTGATGCTCTACACAACTTCGATCCAAACAAGATCGCTGAGGCCGTGCTACGTGGCATGGATCGCGGTCTATCCCGATTGGCTTTGACGTTGCAGACGACAATCAAAGTCTCGATCTCCGGAGCCGGTACTGGCGTTCGTTATCCGCGCAGCCTGCGACCATCGAGTCGTCCAGGCGAGCCTCCGGCAAAGCAAACCGGCGACCTGAGCCGTTCATGGCAGGGAGCGCCGAATCGCATCGCGACCGGACGCCGTCTCGGCTATCGCATCGGATCAAACAAGAAGTACGCGGCCGCTCTTGAAGACGGCAATGAAAGGATCGACGCTAGGCCATACGTGCAGCCGGCGATCGACAAGATCGCGCCGCAGGCTGTGCAGATCCTCAGCGACTACGTGAACGAGCAGATCCGCAAGCTCAACCTGGGGCGACTCTGATGCAAGCGCTCTTGCAGTCAATCGCAGCAAGTATCGCCGAGACCGCTGCGACTTCCTGGTTTCAGGGCCTCGGAGGACGCGTTTACGTGAACGAGGCTCCGGCTGATACAACGCTTCCGCTCGCGGTCTATGGCATCGTTCGCGCCGATATCGAGCAGACCTTTGGAACCGATCGCGAGACGTACGAGATAGAGGTAATGCAGTATCACGCGCACGCTTCCGGACTGAATGTCGCGGCAGGATCTGCCGAGAAGTTGCACGCCATGCTCGACAACAAGACGCTTACCGCTATCGGATATGATCGGGTCGTGATTCGAGCCGAATCACGCGGCGTCCCTGCGATGCAGGATGACGCGATTGAAACGTCGTCGCGGTTCAGGCTCACCGCGATAAAGGGTTCTTGACATGAGCTACCTCGTAGGCAATGATGGCGGCGTCGTTCTCGGCGATCACTTCGCGCAGTTCAACGCGTGGAACGGCACGTTCTCGCGGCAGGTCTCGGACATCACCGGCTTCTCTGATTTCGGTCGCCGGCGGCGTCTGGGCGTCTGGGACGCGAACGGATCGGCCGGCGGATTCCTGCGTGCCGATGCGACCTCGACAGGTCCGGGCGTGAATACGGCCGACTGGCAGACCGGAGGATCGACCATCTACCTTCACGCCAAGGGCAGCGGAACCGCCGCGACGACCGCGACCGGCGTCTGCACGATGATCCTGACGGCGGTCATCAGCGAGATCGCCATGAGCGTGGCCAAGACCGGAGACGCGGCCGTCTCGTTCAACTGGGCGCTTGCCGGCGGCGCGATCCCGATCGAGCTCTGGGACGAATCGTGAGGCTCTGGCCTACCACGGTCCGGACACGAGACGACTGGATCGCCGAGGTCACGTTCACCGACGGCAGCACCTATCGCATGGGCGCTTCTCCGCACCTGTCCGAAGAAGAAGTCATCGCGCAGGTGCGGATCCTGTTTGCCATGCGTAACAAGACGCGTCAGGTCATCGACATCAGGCTGAGGCGTCGCGTGCAGGCGTTTCAGTCTGTTCAGGAGATGCACGTAGAAAACAGGATGCGACTCGTCTCATGAAGACCATCGAGGTGAAGAAGGGCGTCCGCGTTCCGCTCATCACGGTTCGCGACATGATGCAGATATGCGACCAGGCGTTCGAGGAGGAACGAGCGACGCTCGTTGCGGACCTTGACGCTTCTGGCGTAGATCCTCAGACAAGGCTTGAGCGGCTGCGAGAGCATTCGCAGCGGCGCGGCACCGTGAGCCTGCTTCTGCTTGCGACGTTCCGGATCACGACCGCGACGCAGATCATTAGACTCGCGCTCGATCGTGCTGCTCTACAGGCCGACGCCGTGCTCGCCGACATGACGCCGGAGGAAATGGTCGAGGCGGCGCAGATGCTCTGCGGATACCGGAAGGCGGAACCGGACGCGGTCCCTCTGGAGCCGGGCCAGCCGACGACCTGACTGCTCCCGACTGGCTCGGCACCGCAGCATTCATCGCCAAGAACTCGCCAGGCTTCGGAGATCCGCTGGCGATGCCGATCGACGTATTTGCGTCGGTGGCGTCGGCGGTCTCCGATATGATCGTTCGAGAGAACGGCGGCGATAGTGGTCGCTCGGCAGTAGACCGCGAAATGCGGAGGCTTCTTGGCTAGTCCAGAACTGAACGTACAAGTGACGGCGGACATCTCGGCATTACAGGCCGGGATGCAGTCTGCCGTCTCTAGCGTCGCTTCGGCTACGGCAAACATGAAGACGGCCGTGCAGTCTGTCGCGCCGGCTCTTGACGCTGTCGGAAAGGCATCACAGGATCTAGGAAAGAACGTTGCCGGGACGCTGATGGATGCGGCCAAGCAGGCACAAGCCGCGGCCTATGAACTGAAGCGACTCGCTGCCGTGCAGTTCGGCGACCAGACGCAAGACCTCAAACTGCAACTCGACATTCTGCGCGCTACTGATCCTGTCGTAAAAGCGCAGCTTGAAGGCCGGAGACAACTCGCAGCGATCAGAAGAGAGGCTCGCGACATTGATGCGAAGGGCGCTGATGCTGCCGCTCGCGAGATGATCTCGGCCAAGCAACTGCTCGCAATCGAGCAGATGCGCCAGAATACTGGAAGAGCACGGGCGCAGATTGCGGCGCAGGAAAGACAGAACGAACAGGCTAGAACAGCAGCCGCACAAGCAGCCGCTAACGCGGAACGTCAGAGAATGCAGGATTCGATCCAGCTCATTCAGCAACAGACCGCAGCGACACGGCAACTGGGACAGCAATATCAGACGATCAACACGCGCGGCCTGGGAGGCTCGTTCGATCGCACAGATATGTCGAGAGCGGCGAAAGGACTTCAGGCAACGACGAACCTCATGCAGAGCGACTTCTCGTCAACGCAAGCGACGGTGATGAGCATCGGAGCAGCGGTTGCGATGCTGCCGATTCCGTTCGCAAGAGTGGTCGGTTTGCTTGGAGTGGCTGGAAGTGCGCTTTATGGATTGCTGAACAACACGAAGGAACTAGATCGCGTAGAAGCCGAGCGCGCGCAACGCATGGAGGAGGCGGAAAGGCGCGCGACGAATGCCGCGACCGTACGCGATCTGGAACGGCAGTTGCAGATCGAAAAGGAATCCGATCCGATTCGCAAACTGCGCCTCGAATATGCGCGCACCATGGATCGCCTTACGCGCGAACTCAACGAGAACATGAAGCGGATGAGCGAAGAGGAGGCACAGGCTAGATACGAGGCAGAGCGACGACTTGAGGCAGCGAGGACGGAGAATCAGATCCTCAAGGAGCGCCAGAAGATTGCGGAGGACATTGCGGATGACATTGCGCGCACGCCGCAAGAAGCAACAGCGAGCAAGCCGGCCACTCAGATGCAGGCGCTCGTCTCGTCCGTGACTACAAGCCTCGGAGGCGCATTCAACTTCGCGCAGAATCCGGTGCTACAGTCGATTCAGGACTACGCCATCAAGCAGGCCGGATACCAGGCAAACCTCGTGCTTACGGCGCGTGAGATCCTGCAACTTCTGCGGAACCAAGGGACGGTGATCACGTGAGCGTCTACGTCGTTGAGCAGCTCGGAAGTCGCAACGTCTCACGGACGCAGGGCAAACTCAAGGCTACGCGTACGTTTCACGTCTGGGACGACGCGACGCCGCTCACGACGCCGAACTCGATCGCGCAACTCTTCGGCTCGAACGGCCTGCCGTACTTCGGCGAGCCGTTTCCCGGAACGACCAGCCTCGGAGCGACTGACTGGAGCATCGCTCGCGTAGAAGGACAGAGCGATCTATGGTCTGTGACCTGGGAATATCAAGAGGTCAGCGGAGGCGGAACGATCTCGCCGCCGCCTGCTGGTCCGGACGAAGTCACCGACGCTGCGTTACATGGCTACATCGAGGTCAACGCGTCGCTCACGGCGTCGCATATCGACGTTTTCAGGGCGATCGACCGAGCGACCATAATCGCGCAGTGCGCGACGAACGGCCGGCACGCTCTCGGCATCCCGGATCAGTTCGACATCGGCGGCACGCGTGTAGATTCCGGAGGCCACCCGGTCTCCTTCATCCTGCGACAGTTCGAGGTGAACATCACGCTCGTTCGCTACGGACGGTTCCGGCCGCGGAACCTGCTTTCGTTCGTCTGGAAGCGGAACCGTACGGCGTTCCTCGACTGCGAGCCGGGCAGCGTGATCTACGCTGGCTGCTCCGTAAATCGCATCGGCGAGCGAAAGTTCCAGTACAACCACAAGTTCGTGTACGACCAGTTCTTCCACATGCGACAGGTTCCGTCTCGCGACATGAACGGCGAGGTCCATCTTGCACCGCTTCCGAACGTGCCTGGCTCATCGTGCGCCGAGTCCGTTCGATTCGTGCAGCCGTTCCCAGACCTGACCGAACTCCGCAACATCGACTCGCTCTTTGCGAG